CTTCTCGGTTCCTTCGCGGAATACTGCAACCTCATATTGGCTTACACGACCAGAATTTGAGTTGTCCCAACTGACAGTAACTCGATTACTCATTCCAACAACTGATGTGGTCGCAGTAGTTACTTGCGGTGCTGGAAGGCTCACATTTGGCGGTGTGCCCGAGAATGACGCAAGAACTGGGGCATTTAGGGAGCCAAAACCAGATTGTGCCGTTAGGTCAGTCGCGATATCTGGGAAAACCTCTCCAAATGTAACTTCAATTGTCTGTTCGTTGGCTCCAGTAATGCTTGCTGCAATCGCAGAAATAATCTGGCTTGAGTAAAGACCAGGTTGTGTTTCAAGGAGAATCTTGTCTCCGACAAAAAAATCGCTCCATGCAACCTGTCCAGTTCGTTCTGGGAATTTTGCCGTCTGTGAAAGTCTTCCACCATCGATTCGACGCATTGCACTACCAGTAATGTTTGCAACTGCTGGAGCATCTCCTGATGTATTTTCGAAGAAAGACTCGCGCACTCCATAAACAGTTTGATTCGTCGAAATAAGCCTGTCTAGTCCTCTACCGTCAGAGCCATAAGCAACCGTCCTTCTATCTGTGACTGAAGTTTTAGTCTCTGAATCCTGAAGACTTGGAAGCGTAAATAGAAGTGCGCTTGAGCCAGATGTCCTATCAACACCAAACGGAACAGAGTTGACAACGCCATTTCGCGAGAACGGAGTTACTGCAAAACTCACAGAACCAGTTGCGTCAAAGTGCCAAGAGAGACCAGTCTGGTCTGTAACTTGCTTCAGAACTTCGCTCATTTTCTTTCCAGCAGGAATACTAAATACTCCACCGTCTTGAACTGTCTGACCCTTTGAGTCAAGTTTTCCAAGATTCGAATTAATTACAGAGTCAAGATAAATTGGCCAACTAACTGCGAAGTCTGGTCCACCGCGACCAGAATCTGTAATAACATTTCCAAATGTTGCCTCAGCAGAAGAGTATTCGTACCCAGTTGCCGCTTCTTTAAAAAGAAGATAAAAAGCACTTAGTCCAGTAAATGTCCCAGATGTTTGTTGTGTGTATGAAAGATTATATGTTCCAACCTGTGATGAAAGCGTAAGACCGCTATTTGAACTTAAGTAGAAAGCCTTATAGCCGTTTGTTGCTCCTTCCTGAACAAACACATTATTGCCAACAGTAAAGTCTGTTACTGGAGAACCGTCAGATGTTGCAGTGCGTTGAAGTTGCCATGCAGTTGATGCAGAGCCAACAACACTTACCCAGTAGATTCCGTTTTGCGCTGCGTTGGTCTGATTCTTTAGAAGAATGGTATCTCCAACAACCAAATCTGTTACTCCATCAATACCAACAGAGTTGATTGACTGGTTACTTGTGGATACTAATTTTGCGCCGACACCTGGATAACCAGTAAATTGACCACTCAAGTATGAGCCAGCGATATTTGTAGTTGTTGCACAACGAACTACTTCCACATATCCAGGGAACAATCGGTCAAAGAATCTTGGTCGTGTGCTCGTTGTTGCGCCAACTCGTGTTGAACCAGTAAATCCTTGTGGAAGTACAACTGCCCAATCAAGAGCAGAACCAATGCCCTTTCCAGAAAGGGTTACAGTTTCTCCGTCTGGTAGACGCTCCAGTTGAACATCTTCAATAAAGAATGTAAATACTGGTGTCGAGTTACGAAGGATTTGTAGCGCGTAAGGCCCAGTAAGAAGAGAATATCCAGTCTGCACTTCAAAGTCTGAGAAGAATGGGTCCTTAAAGTCATGAACCATCTTTCCAGAGCCAAAGTCATTTAGCGCATCAGAAAATTCAATTGATGTCCAGCGCGGTACATAGGTGATGACGCTCGCAGCATTCATCGCCGAGACGACGCGAATATCCCAAATTGAATTAACTACTTGCATTTATATATATGCCCTTTGGTAAGAAATGGTGCAACTTCCTCTACTTGTTGTCCCGTCAACGCTAAATGTTAGAGTATTTGTTGTTGGGTGCAGAACCATCCAGTCCTGTACTGAACCAGTCCGATACAGAGAAGCCGATACATTTGTTCCAGCACCAGTTTTTATCGTTAGTGCGTCTGTATCAATAACGATGCTTGTTCCAGAAGAAATTGTTCCCGTATACCCAATTACTGATTGGGAAGATGCATATGTTGAGTTTGTCAATCGTGGATTCACCAATGTCTGACCAGACGCTGGCGTGAAAGTAATGGTCATGTATGTGACTGGGGCGGTTCCGATTACAGAAGCAGAGTTTGATATTACGGCCGCAGAGGCAGAGGTCGTGATTGAGGCAGATAACGCTGGCGTGTAAACAGATGCGTCGTACCAGCGCGGGTCAGTGAACTCAACATCTACTGTAAATTCTGCATACAGCAGTTCACGGTGGTCAGAGATGGAAAAGTTATTTGTGATTTCTCCGTATGCGACCCGTATGTCAGTGAGAGATGAATTTGATGTATTAATTCGATTGTGCAAGATTGTTAATTGAGTTGCCATTTTATTTATCGCAGACATGACAGTGTCGTAGTTTGCATTGAACTGTGAGCGACGGTCAGCAATTGTTGAAGCAATTGCACCAGTAGTTGGGTCAGCATCTGTTATGACGATGTTCCAGGATTCATTTCTTGTTGTTAAACGCTTCTGACGCCAAGCGGCGCCATGTATCGAAGGAACATCAATATTGTTTCCTTTACGACCAGCGTGTCCTTTATCAACATTGGCAATCCAGTATCCAGGGGTAGCAAAGTCGATGCCGTCAACTGTGTACCATTCTTTGAAATTAAGAATATTCGCCATGTCTTAATCCTATCCAAACAATCCAGAGTTAGATAGCGACTTCATTCGTCGCGAAATCGAATCTGAAGCAGTTTCTGGAACTGGGTTGTTAACTGTGATATTGAAGACCTGGCTATTAGATGCTTTTCCTTCAGACATGCTTGGCTTCACATTTGTGTATCGCTCAAGAGCAGTTGTGGTATTCAACTTGCTGAGAGGGATTACTAATTCTGGTCCCGCCTCACCCACCATCGAAAGAGTTGGACGAGTAACCAAACCGCCATCTGCAAGCATCGTGAGATTTAATCTCTTGTATTCTTCATAAAGTTTAGGGAACGCAGACTTTGCTGCAAGGTTCGGAGTTGAACCCTTATATGTTTTAAAGAAGTTTGGATGGAGGGCTTTTGCTGCTGCAATAAAGTTTGCAAATGGTTTTCCAGTTGCTGGGTTCCAGCCAAATCCCGTTCCGCCACCAGCGCTAGTATCAGTTGGGGTATCTACTACTGGGCTGAATGAAACAGACTCAGTCTCCGCTTTTGCTCCAGGGATTGCGGATGTCACTATATCTCCATACCCGCCAGCAGCCTTGTTTAATTCGCTTAAACTGATTCCAAGATTTGCAAATGAAATACCCAAATTAGGCAGCGCTTGGTTTGCAAAATTATTAAAGTACTCAACCGCATCACTCATATTGATTTTTAGTTGTATGGCAGCATCACTCATTGCCTGCTGTGCATCTGTTACATCATAAATTGCCTTTGCTGCTTCAAGGTCTTTGTTTTTCAGATTATTCCGTGCATCAAGTACGGCATTTTCTGAGTCAATTACTTCACTACTTGCCTCTGACGCTGCTGCTCGTGCTTCGTTTAGAGCGTCTTCTGCATCCATTACATCGGTAAGAGTTCCGCGACGCATGGAGTAGTTCCGTGAAGCCTGCTCAAAAGCCTTCTGCAATTCTTCAATCTTTGAGATTTCGTAATCTGTTACGGCTGTTCCACCAGAATCGCCAAACTTTCTTGCATTTCGCTCTCTTTCGCGAATTGACTTGGCCAACTCTCCATCAAGTAATTGCTGTGAATATGCAAGTTTCTGCGTTTCTAGAATAGCCTTGCTCAGATTTAATTGAGCGTCGATATATCCGCCAACCGTTCCAAGAGCATCCTGAATATTGCCAACAACTGCGTTTAAAAAGTCCTTGAAAGGTGTTTTCTTGTCTGAGATTTGTTTCAACACAGAAGTGATTTTTGCAGCAGTCAAGCCGCCTTTAAGTGCATCAGCAAAACGCTTTCCTGCAGTTTTTCCAGCACTTTCAGTCGCTCCCACCAAAGGTTCAACGACTGGACTAAATCCATCGGTTCCAAATACCGACTGAGCAGAAACGGCATCGGCAAATCCTTTAACAAATCCTTGACCTGCTGGTTTTCCAAGCGTTTTAGCAATCAGTTTTGACGGTGAGCCAATTTCAAGGTCGCGCTCCATGCGCTTTGTAAATGCGTCAGTTACTTTTTTCGATTCATCAGATGTTGCAGCAGCAATCATTCCCTGAATAATTCCTTGCCCGATTGGCAAACCTATTTGGTCAGCAGCAACTTTTGATGGTGATGCAATACGCCAGTCATCATAAAAATCCTGAAGCAGTTGCTTATTAAACTCTGTTACACCAGTTTTATCTCCGTCTTTATTTCCGAGAAGACCAGCCTTGAACCCATCAACAATTGCTTTTGTTGTTTCTGGCATTGCTTCTGCGGTTGGGAGACCAAGTGCAGCAAGTGGGTCAGTTTGGTTTCCAGTCCAAGTCCTTGCAATATCCATTGGGTTAAAACCAATATTTGCAAGTTGTTCTTGGGCATCTTCAACTGAAGTTTTTCCGTTAGCGGTAAGCGCTGCAATTGCTTGCGTGTACTGCTTGGACATGTACTCTGTTGCTTTTTGAACAGCCTGTGGGTCGTCGCTTGCCATAATAATATTGGCGACATTTAAGGATTCTTCAGTAAATTTAATTAAATCTTCGTATGCCTTACCCTGTTTTCCAGAGAACCCAACTGTTCCACCAGCATCCTTGAGGCTCTCTTTAAAATCCTGTGTTGCATTATTTGCATCAATCTGCGCTTCAACAAAGTTCTTTGAAAGACCAGCGACTGCCTCTTGTCCTTTTTCATAGTTCTTAATTGCTTCTGTTGCTGCATCAAAAGCATCAACCTGGTCCTGAATTGCTGGATTGAGTCCATTTTGAAATTCGGTAGTTACATCGTATGCGCTATTTTGAAGCATGCGCAATTCATGTTCGTTATTTGCAACTACTTGCGAATTTTCTAAAACAATTTCAGAAAAAACACGCATCTGCTCCGCTGGGGTAGCATTTTTTAGTTTTCCTAATTCTGTTTGCAATTTCTCAACAAGTTGAGCAGTTTCCTGTGCGCCAAGATTTAAGGGTCCTAAAAATGCTGTAAGTGCGTCTGTATTTTCAGAACTTGAGACTATATTTGCTAGACCGTCTTTAAGATTCTCGAATTTTACTCCAGTATCTCCAGCAGCAGCATTTAACTGCTCGAATGACTTGACAATCAGTTCGTCATTTGCAGCGAGTTCCTGCTCTTCCTTTGTAAAGCCTTTCAACTGGTCGGCAGCATATCCAAATGATTTAAAGAATCCAGCAACATCACCAGTTCTATTGAACTGAGAACTAATCTGCCTTCCTACCTGTTCAAAATAGTCGGCTGAGATACCTTCCTTCCTCAATGCATCTACAAGTTCGTTGCCATATAGCCCAGAGAATTTGTCAATTGCCGCAAAGTCTGGCTGAATATCTGGCGCCCATGTATTCTTTTTCTTTTGTGCAAGCGCAAGTGTTACTGATGCGTTATACAGTCCAGCAGCAGTCGCGCCATATTGCTTTGATTGGACATCAAGAATCTTCGTGCTTTCTGTAGCACCCATTCCCAAAACATCGGAAAGCCGTTGAGCCATGTCCGCTCTTGCTTCTGGGTCATCAATCTTCATTCCGCCTAAAATTGCTGCAGCAATATTTATTTTTGACGCAGAACTTGCGCCATTTCTCATGGCATTTTGTAGTGCATCCTGACCACCATAGAATGCTGAATCGACAGCATCAATAGTTTCTTTTTTTAATTCGTCTGGCGTTTTTCCAGCGTCTTTGTCGTCAAGAGTTACTGAAATATTAATTCCAGTTGATGCATACGCTGCAGTTGTTTCAAGAAGATTATTAATATCTTCAAGTGACTGTCTTGGGCCTTCCATTCCAGCGCCCATTCCTCCACCAATAAGACCAAATGATGTTGCAAGAGTGTAGGCAAGTGTTGCAATACCAATCACCATTGGGAGTGCAGTCATTAATGACTTTCCAAAACTTTCAACAGCAAAAGCCTTTTGAATCCAACTTAATGCTTCTGCCTCGTTTGCAAATGTTTGACCAGTGCTGGCTGCAACCATAATCTTTCCCGCTGCAGCACCTCGCGCTTTGGTCATATTATTTTTTAGAATTGCAATAGTCTCTTGTTCTGTTATCATTGTGTTGCCAGCGGTGGCAACAGCAAGTTCTGTTTCAAGGGCAATTTGTCCTTGTGATGATATTCCGAGAATCTTGTATGCATTTGAGTTAACCATTGCTGCCATACCAGACTGCTGCATCGCTGCGTTATGACCTCTTACACCAACGGTTAGACCACGAAGAACAATTTGGCCATGACCAAACAAACGAACAAGTGATGAAACTCTTGTGAAAAGGAACAGGCTTGCCCTGGTAAAAATTAGGGCTGCTGAACCAGCCATGAGAAGGCCTTTGGCAATTTTATTAAATACATTGCTTCCGCCAGCAAATCTGAGCATGGTTTCTGCAACACGAGCAATTGCTCCACCCATTGCCATTAACCCAGTAACTGTTGGCATTATTGCATCACCAAGACGAACTAATGCAGCCTGGGATTCCGCCGCTGCTTTCTTAAATTTATAGTCTGCAGTTTTTGTATATGCCTGGAACGCCAAGTCTGCATCTCCAGTTGCATTATTCAAGTTTTCAAAAATTTCTCTGTTGTATTCAAGGTTTGGACCAAGAAGAGAAAACACTGCGGTAAGTGCGCGCACATTACCGAACACCTTTGTCAGACCTTCGGCGGCCACAGTTGCATCTGTTCCGCCGAGTTGTGTATTCAAATAAGACAGTGTATTCAACAAACCATCTTTTTGAATCTTTTCACGAAGTTGTTCCGCTGATGTTCCAGCAGCCAGCATTGTTTCTGATGCCTGCTTCGATGGCTTAAGTAATTGCGAGAGAACCTGACGCAAGTAAATTGCTGATGTTCCAGCGCTCGCACCACCACGAGTTAGAGCGGCAACACCAGCAGATACATCTTCAAATGAAGCACCAAATGCGGCAGCAACAGGCAATACTTTTCCAAGTGCTGGAGCAAATTGGTCTGCTTCTGCTTTACCTTCTCGTACAGTTGCAACAAGAATGTCGTTTGCTTTTGAAGCAGAATATGCTCCTTCGCCGTAAGCGTTAAGAATTGATGTAAGTGCGTCTGCAACTATCTTTGTTTCACCAAGTCCAGCAGCAGCAGATTCGGCAGATTCCCTGAGAACCTCGAGCGCTCGTTGACCTTTAATACCAGCGGATGTGATGAAGTACAAAGCATCTGCAAGTTCAATTGGGCCCTTTGAACTTGCTGCTCCAAGAGCAAGAATTTCATCTTTGTATACTTTTACCTGTTGTGCACTAATTCCTACGAGACCTCTGATTTGCGACATAGAAACTTCAAATTGCCTAGACATTTGAATTGCTTGTTTTCCAGCATTTACAAGTTCGCCAATAACCGCGTACTTAATGAGAGATGCTGTTTGACGCATTGCGTCACCCATCATTCTGATTGGAACAGTGCTGGCTGCTACCGACCGAGCCATTCCCGCCGAACCAGCACCAACTGATGCAACAGCGTTTCTTGCCGCGGCCGCACCAGTAGTGCTGATGGCAATGCGAACATTAATCGGGGGTAGGCCGCCACCAGCGTTAGACATAAAACTATTTTTTCACACTATTTGACTCCGCGCAAACAGAATCAGTATAAATGAAAATTACAAACGACTAACCAGTTGCCAAACCCATAGATTTAGCAAAGTTCATAATGTCGCTAGTGCCAGCCTTTTGCTTCATGAATCCCATGCCCTCAAAGACTGCGCCTACTTGTGCTGGGCTTAGTTCCCAGAATTCTTCGTACGGGCGGCCCGTTTGGGACCAGGTGGTGTACCACTGTCTCCAGGGGAGTCGCTCGGGAATTCCACCACTGACATTGCCTGCTCTAGTACTCTTCGGTTTTCTTCGGCGAGCAGGGCGCTTTGTCGGAGCATCTTGCCCGCCACGGTCGGGTCCACGCCATTAGCAATTGCCCATGCAACGCTCACCACATTTGAGTAGATTACTGTTTGACCTTCAAGCATTGCTTCACCGACTTCGGTGTTGTTGCGCTTAAGAGCAAAAGCAAGACTTTGACGGAGTGTTGAAACTGGCATCTTTTCAAGATTCTGTTGCCATGCCTCAAGGCCGCCCCAATGCTCTTCAATATCTGCAATAACATTGTTTGTAAACCTAACAAACACTGTTTCTTTTAATACCTCCCCAACTTCATCGTATTCACGCTCATATACATCAGAGCCAATGCTTTTGACTTTTGCAAGTTCTACTGGGATGCCTTTATTTTTTAAAACAATTGGTGTGTAATCCATGCGGGTAACTATACACACTATTCGGGTATAAAGCAAACGACGGCCCGAAGGCCGTCGTTTGTCCCAAGGAGGAGTTAAATTAAATTAATTAAGCGCTAAGGCCAGTTGATGCTTCGCGGAACTGTACGGTTCCAAAGCCAACGCCATCTGCGATTGGAAGAATCGCTTCTGCATCAAATGATGGGGTTCCGAAGTTGTCGGTCGAGCCTGACATAATCGTTCCACCAGTTACTTGGCACTTAGCAAGTGCGAATACCAACTCTGAAAGTTCTGACTCAAGGTCATTGACCAAGAATTCAACTTTGAAGTATGGAAGGCTTCCACCATCAAAGGTGTAAGTTGCGGTTTCGGTTGAACCCGAACCTGCAGCGGCAACGGTGCCACCGAAGATGGTCTTGAGAACTTCAAGACTCAATTCTGCGTAAGTTGCAGAGAAGTTAAGGCGGTCAATCTTACCTTTCTTGGCAAGAACCTTTCCGTCACCCTTAAGTTCTACGGTAACAAAGTTTGGCTCAACAGATACTTCCTGGATACCAGGAACATCAATTGCTGTGCCGTATGTAATGCCACCAGATACATCGGTGCTAACTGGATACACCTTGCAATCTTGGACATCGAATGTAATTGTGGACTGACTTGCGGCCATTTCTGGACTCCTTTTTCCTTGTTCTATGGATAATTGTACTGATTTGTCTGTTTAAGTGTGCGAGGGTATGGGCAAAATAATAATATATTTTAGCCCAAACCCAAACACTTATGCCTGTGGTGGGTTAGCCGCTTCGTAGTCCAGAACAGCCTGTGGCATTGCCTTACCTTCGGTAAAACGGATGTGCCATGGTTCTGCGCCTGGGTTTTCTACCACCTCATGGCTGAATCCAAACTTCTGCTCATTAGCAAGCAACCAAGCAAGGATTTTGCCGTTTGCGTTCGCAATATCAATAGCAATTCCAAGCATGTGGCGTGAGCAGGTTTTGGCATCATCGTTTGGTGCAGCAAGAGGAGCATTGCCCTTCTTTAGATACCACTTCTCACCGTTCCAGGTGCGTGTTGTGGCTCCAGGAATTAACTCCTTCTGGTAGCGGGTAAGAAAGCCTTTTTTCTGGGTCTCGATACTGCGGAATGTATCGCCGCTGCTAGTCGGAGCCAACTTGATTCCGTCTGCTGCTGCGGCTGCTTTCATTGCCTCAAAAGCGCGTGCTGCACAGTGGTGCATTTGCCCGCCAACAGACAACTTGCGAAGCATCGCAGGGGTAATCTGGCTTGGCTTTTTTCCTTCTAGGTGTTCGCAGTATTTAACTGGTACTACTGGCCAACTTTCTTTTGCCATTATTTCTTTGCCTCTTGTTTTGCTGCGAAGAATGAAGCGACGGTTGGGTCACCAATCTTTGTTGATGCCATTGCCAAAACTGCTGCTACTAGTGGCATTGCAAGTGCGGTGAGCATTGGGTCAATGCTGTACTTATCGCACAAGTAAACAACGACGCCCATTGCGCCACCCTTTGCGATTCCGTCTGCTGCTGTTGTTGCTTTCATGATTGCTCCTTATGACTCGGTTTTCCAAAGTCTTGTCGAAGCAAGGTGTATATGAAGGCTATGGCTTTGTCTTAGCGTAAAGCCTTTTCATTAAATCTCCGATAACACCAGCCTGCTGGACTTCGTCTCCATCAGTTACAGCATCAACAACTGCGCGCTTTGCATCAATCAAGTCGTAGATATCCTCATCAATTGTATTTACGCCAATTAGGTACCAGGCTTGAACGCTGTTTTCTTGCCCGATTCGGTGACATCTATCTTCGGCTTGGTCGTGTTCGCCAGGAGTCCATCCTTGCTGAACAAAACAAACATCAGAACCAGCGGTGAGCGTTAAACCAACTCCACCAGCCTGAAGGTTCAAAACGATAACTCTTGCTTTGTGGTCTTTTTGGAATGAGTCAACAGCGTGCTGTCTGTCTTCCATTGAGTCTTGACCACTTACGCGAAGATTTCCATACTTGCCAGCGAGGTAATCAACGATTGCCACATTGTGCGCAAACACAACAAGTTTTCTATCGCATGACTCCAAGAATGAATCAATCCATTCAATTACTGATTCCATTTTTGCATCGGCAGCAAGACGCTTGAGCACGGTCGTTCTTCTTAAGTGTTCTGCAGTATCAGACGCGCGGTATCCATTCTCTGCCAAGAATGCGAGAAGGTCGCCTTCTGCTTTTCGGTATTCTGCATAACCTTTTCCAGATGGCTCAACATGAACAACATTTCGTGTCTTTGCTGGAAGTTCTTTTAGCACTTCATCTTTTGTTCTGCGGATGTAGCAGTTCTGGCGAAGTTTCATATTCAGTTCGTTGAGGTTTGAAGCGCCTTTAGTATCCCAGCCAAATCCATTGTGGTAGGCATTTGTATATCGCTTCAGGAATGCCCACTTGCCACCGAAGCGACTAAGCATTCCCAGGATTTCTAATTGACTTACAAGTTCTTCTGGTCTATTCGTAACTGGTGTTCCAGAGAGAAGCAATACTGTTCCAGATTGCGGAACCTTCTTTGCAATGTCGCGCACTGCTTCTGTGCGTTTTGTCTTGCTTGTCTTCACATAGTGAGACTCGTCAAGGACAAGACCCATTGGTTTTAGGTGCATGATTGGCTCAACAAAGCGACCAATAATGTCATAGTTCACAATGTTCACATCGACATTTGCAATATTCCCTTTACCACTCAAGATGTTTACCGAGCGGTGTGGGAGCCACTTATTTATTTCACGCTTCCAGTTTTCCTTTAGAGATGCTGGGCAAACGATAATTGCTGGGAATGCGTCACGGTATTCAAGTGAAGCAATTGCTTCTACGGTCTTACCGAGACCCATTTGGTCAGCGATTAGGCAACGCCCAACTGAACCAGCGTAGGCAACTCCAGCCTTTTGATATGGCATGAGAGTTCCATTGAGAGTGGGGATACTTATTTCTGCGTCGGTAGATGTTGATTGAACAAGTAGTTCTGTTGACTTTTTGGTCAATTCAATAATCTTTTCGCGGACCGAATCCTCAACATCAAATTTGTACTTATCTGCTAGTTCAAGAACTCCGATGGTTATCGGCGCAGTCCAGTGTTTTTTCTTCATGTCCCAAGTTCGCTGGGGAAGTTTCTTGACCTCAACAATTATTTCTGGGTCATATGGAAATTTAATTACAGCCATGCCACGCTTACTAATGGTGAGTGACTTTTCTGTGTCTTGAATTACTTCAGGCAATTGGGTTTGTGCTTCCTGCGAGACATTGAATTGGTACTTAGATGCAAATTCTGCTACTTCCAGTTTAGCCGATTCTGGAGCAATCCAAACCGATGCAGCAGAATTCCATACGACACCAGTAATTTGTTTTAATTCTGAGGTTACTTGCTCGTCGTATTGACAGTGAATTACAAAATTGTTATTTACTTTTGTAATGCGCTTATCAACTTTTGAACCGTACACAGAATCAAGGTCTTGATGGATATCGGTGTACGCCCGCTTGGGTGGTGTTATTTCATCATAAACAAAGCCGAGTTTTTTCAACTGCTTTGAATATTTGGCAAGCATTATCCAAGCAGAATAAGCCATTGTCGGAGTCCAGTAAGACTCTGGAATTAGTGCTAATTGAGTGCCAATACGAGAATCAGATTTGTTAAAACCGACGCTGTCTTCAGTTACTGCGCCATCACACGAAAGGGCAATTGACCTTAGTGCTTCCGCCAGTTGCGAGTATTCGCTTTGCACGCCTACTCAAGAACTGAAATAGATGACCAAAGAATAAGGTCATAAACTTCTGGAATTGCTTCAGTCTCTTCAGATTCTTTTTTGTGCTGGATAATTGCGTATGTCAATCGTGCAATTTCATCAAGGTAAGAAATCGTCTTATCTTCAGCAAGAAGTGTTTTTACTTGCGAAAGACGCTCGCTAATTCCATTACGGTAACGCTGCGACTTGCGATACCAAGTATCAAACTTTTCTTTTTCATCAAGGTAGTCCTTGTGAGAAACTACGCCAAGTTTTACATCTTGTGCCATCATGTTAACGCGCTCGCGGTGGTACATCGCAGATGACTCATAGTCTGACAGTGCGGTTAAAAGTGACTGGCACCATGCCAAGCGATTTTCTGGCGCTTGCAACCATTCAATTTCTTCAGTGGATGCGTCGCCCTTGCATTCGCGCTTGGCAATGTCCATGATATTTTTTCTGTCGACCATTATTTTAACTCCTATAGGTTTAAATCTTGACTTGCAGTATACCGCCGTGATATATCACGCGGGGGCATCGGCTTTAAATTCTCCAACAGCATGGTCGCGAATGTGTTCATCAATCTTTGCTTCTGTGCGCAGGGCTGTACTTTCAACTCTATCGATTGAAATGCCAAGACCCTTTGCTACTGTTTCAATTTTGTCAACAACAAAGTTGTGGTCCGCTTTATTCTCTTCCCAATTTTGCTTTGAAGCACGGCGACCATGTTCAAAATATGCAACAATGATTAAACCCAGTGTGCTAATCAGTGCTACATATACTTCACTCATTATTCATCGTCTCCAGAGTTAGCAGCGAAACCGATTACATGCACAACAAGGGCAGCAATCGACATATAGATTCCCCATTTCTGGGTATCTCCACTAAGAGTAATCAAAACAAGACCAGTCCCAGCGAGGGTCCAGCCAAGGGATGACAGTTCTCCAAGAATTTTTTTGAGCATGTTTGGGTCCTTGCCGAGCGAAATGGTAATTTTATTTAATCATTACCAGTCGGTATAGGTAGGGTCGACTACTTTATGCGGGCACGCTGACGCGCACCGCGTTGCTTTTTGGCACCGCTCTTCCTATCTGGGGCTGGTATGTCTCCGCCACCGCCAGAATTGCCACCAGAAGGGCCTCCAGAGCCTCCAGAAGGGCCTGTAGGACCCGTAGAAGGTGCAGCACCAGCAGCAGCGCCAACCGCCGCTACAGCGGCTCCTGCAGCGACAAGCGTCCTTCTGTCTCCAACATCGATAGATGAGCCAAGAGCGACATATGTGTCAAACACTCCGTCGAACACATTGATTTCCTCTTCAAATGATTCTTTTACTTCCGATGGAGCGTCAATGAGGGCTTCTGCTATTGCCTCTCCTTGTTCTGATGACACATCATCGACCACGACCGCGCTAAAGACTTCTGTTGCTTGCGAAGCATCGATGCTTTCCAGGACCTTTGCGCTAGTTGCCA